GAAGAAAATATGGAGGGATTTATTAGGATCTTAGAACTAATTAAAGTATATTTTAAGAACGTCTTACTTATCTCGCACCTTGATTCTCTCAAAGATTGTGTTGATATGCAAGTCGTGATTGAAAAGAAGCAAGGATATGCGAGAGTTAATCAATGAGTGATAATGAAAACGAAGATAAAAACGAATTTGACTTTCTGCCTCCCGCAGAACCACCACCCTCCTTTGTACAGGAGAAAGACAGCTATCACGAACAGGTAGATGCTGAGGATTTTGGAATGGTCGAGGACTTCGGACTCCAAATGGAGTACTCCGATGAAGATCTCCTCCCAGAAAATACCGCACCCTCTTCGTTGAACGTTGGCTTTGTGGGGGTTGGCGGTGGAGGCAACAAAATGGCCAATGCTTTTCTAGAGCTTGGTTTCAACAAGACCCTGCTTGTTAATACAACAGGCAAGGACATCCCAAAGAACGTTGGAGAAGATCACGTCGCTCTCATTCCAGATAGTGACGGAATCGGAAAGAATGTTGAATACGGAAAGGAGATATTGACACAGAATGGCGCGATTATCGAAGATGCGCTCCGCATCAAATTTGGAAAAGTTGATTGGCTGGTTATTCTTGCTGGTGGCGGTGGGGGCACCGGTAGTTCTGTCACTGCTCTTCATCCTGTTTTTGAGCGTTATATGCGTTCCGTTCAGGCTTCTGGAAAGGTCGTTTACGTAGTATCCTGGCCCACCGCACAAGAAAATCTTAACCCCACAATCGCTCGTAATGCGTTGACGTTGGCAAATGATGTCACAAAGTATCCGCATATCATTCTTGATAACGAGCGCTCCACACGTTTACTACGCGGCAGAATCGGCATGCTTGGCATGTACCCTGTCGCTAACACACAATTCGCCAAGTCATTTGCTCAGATATTAAAACTCTCCACCGAGGATTCACCGATCCAATCTTTTGATAGTAAAGATTTGGAAACTTGCTTGAGCAATGACGGTCGTGCTTTTTTAGGCTCGACTATGATTAAAGATCCAAATACTGGAAAGCTTGGATCGGTGATTCTTCACAACTGTATGAATCGTTCAACGTGTCCGCCACCGAAAGGTAAAGCGGCTGCTGGCTCGTTAGTACTGGTTGTGTCGGAAGAAATGGCATCAGACCCGAAGATTAGTAAAAACATCGAGTCAGCGATTGCTTATGTTGGTGGTAGATGCGAAACACTTTTCTCAGGAGTTTACATTAGAAAAAATGTGCCTGGGTTAATTGCAATACTAAGTATGAATGGGCTTAAACAATAGGAGTTTAACAATGAAAATTACAAAACAACAACTTAAAAAGATTATTAAGGAAGAGTTAAAGAAAACATTATATAGAGATGAGATTGAAGAAGGTGTTCAGGCTCTCCAAGCCCCCGACGAACCCCTCGACCCGCAGGAAGCTAAGAAGTTTTTAGAAAAAGCAATATATATGGTATTAGTAGACAACAGACCGACCGTACAAAATCCACTCTCATTGGTCGCCCTGTTTAACTCTCAAACTGGCGCAGTATTGAGATATCTCAAAGAGTTTGGGTTAGATGCGAAAGGCATCGAAGCTGCGATGGATCAGCGCGGTCCGTACGCGGTACGGCGCCCTGCTGGATCCAGCCGTCCTCTTAAGCTTCCGGTACCGGGCCAACCCGGCAAATTTGTAGAGTTAAAACAAGCTACTATTCGCAAAGGGTTTCCTGGTGCTGGCCAGCAAGGCGTTTATATGGAAAGGGCATCAGGATAGTATGAATGGATTAAAACAATGAATACAATGATAGAAAACATAAAAGGATTGTTACCACTCCTTGCAGTTGTAGCCGCCCTGGGCGGTTTTTATTATACAACCCAACATCGTTTGGATCACCTGGAAGGTCAAATGGATGAGATTTCCAGTGAAGTTGAACAATTCTCAGAGTCTTTGGAGCAGATTTCTAGACAAGTTAATAAGCTTGAAAGGAAAGCGAACAAGTGACCGAGGAACAATTAGCACAATTAGAAGAAGAAGAACTTGAAAAAGTTGTTCGAGAAGAGATCAGAAGATTTCTAGAAGAAATGGAGGTGCATAGTGATGGCAGCGAAAGCATTTATTGATACATGGTTAGAAAAGTTTACATCTCGCAAACTATTGGTATGGACCACTGCATCTGCGCTGGCATTTGCTGGCTACCTGACCAGTAGCGATTGGGTTGTGATTTCTGCAATCTACATCGGCGGACAAACTGTCGTTGATGTGGTGGAGAGATTAAAGAAGGTAGGATAGTGCCACAGTTACTGTTGAAATTGTTGCCTTTCGTAAAGTCGCATTGGCGAGAGATTGCCATCGTTGTATTGACATTGACCGTTTTTGGTAAAATGCGCTATGATCATAAGTTATTGATGCAAACTTATGAACAACAAAAAGAAGCACTGCAAGAGCAGATTGAAGGATTGCAGGTTATTCACGCAGAAGAACTTCGTAAAAAAGAAGAAGCACTACAAAGTTACAGAGAGGTAGTAGAAGAACTTGAAGAGAAGTATAAAGAAGAAAAACGAGAACATAAAGAATCTGTTAAAAAAGAGAAAGAGCGCATCAAAAAACAATTTTCACAAAACAAAGAAGAGTTAGCTAATGAAATTACTAGGTTGTTTGATTTTGAGTATGTTCCTGTGTAATACGGCGATTGCTCAAGACAAAGGTAAGTTTACATTTCTCGGAGAAGGCGAGTGCGCTCCCTTTGAAGGGACACTATTTGATATTGATGCCACCGCAGAGGTTGTCACATTAAAACCTAAACTAAAAAAAGAATGCAATTTAAAATTAGATTTTGAATTAAGCAAGTTGAGAACTGAGCTTCAGCTTGAAATAGACAATCTACAGATTCATCACGATAGCGTGATTCAAGAAAAAGACTTAACTATTGCTAGCCAACTAAGTCAAATAGAACAGATGCAGACGGCAATAAAGCATCTCGCCCCCAACAACAAATGGGTCTGGTTTGCCGGCGGTGTTGCGGCTGGTGTGGTGGTTTCATACGGAGCATACGAGGTCTTTAACTAATGGATAAGCCCGATCGCATCGCTGCAGTTGAACAGGCAATCTCCAAGAAGTACGGTGAAGAAACAGTCCAGAACCCAAAGGCAAATTGGGACGAGACCAAAGAAAAAGAATATCTGGAACAATCAAAAGAGTTTTATCAGAAATCTTATAAAAACCAAGAGCAACAGGAAAAAGTTGACATTAAGGGTATAAAGGTTTCAAAAAAACTACTTAATAGAGAATCTTTAAGATGTTGTTCGGTCTGCGGATCTTATCCAAAGAAATCAATGGACGATGTTTGTCTTACCAAGTTTGAATGTTGCAATAAATGTTACCTTCAATATGTGGAAGGCAGAGAAGAAAGATGGTTAAAAGGATGGAGACCTAATAATGGCAACAGTATATGAAATCGTACAAGGACTAGCACAAGCCGCAGCCAACGCATATGATGGCGCGCTTGGAGAAGACTATGAACCAGTAAAGACCGGCGCTCTCCGCCGCGAAGAAGGCGATATGCTTATCGACCGGCGCGTAATGGATGGCTTTGGTGTAAAGTTCTATGGTGATATGATGTGTTTAACTTATCAGTCTGAAATCCAACTCAAAGAGATTTATGGCCCAGGCTTCGAGAGCGAGATTGACCAGCGTATGACTGACATTTCTAAATGGCTTAAGAAAGAATACAAACGCATCACTGGCGATTCTGTGACTCTTACTGTTGAAGGTGAAGTTGACATCCGTGCCGAGAACTCTTCAAGAGTGCGGTCTTGGGTGACTGCCAAGAAGCATTTTAAGGTCGGTGGTCTCGATGAGACTATGAACATCGACAACTCCGGTAATACTAATCCTGTCGAAAAGAGTTGGGAGACTTTCCTTAACCAAGGTGGTTGGCAAGGAAAGCGCCCGAAGAATGATACACGCAAAAAAGATGCATGAGTTTTCAACTAGACAAAAAACAAAAAGTAAAAGAGATCTTAAAGTGCGGTAAAGATCCAGGATACTTCTTGAAAACCTATGCCCGTATATCTCACCCGATGCACGGGCTTATTTTATTTGATACATATGATTTCCAAGACAACCTATTACAAAATTTTAATGATTATCGTTTTAATGTTATTTTAAAAGCGAGACAGCTGGGTATCTCAACGATTACAGCCGGCTATATCGTGTGGCTTATGTTGTTCCACCGCGATAAGGCTATTCTCGTTATGGCAACCAAGTTTGCGACAGCAGGAAACCTCGTAAAGAAAGTTAAAGGCATTATGCGCAATCTACCAGATTGGTTGAAGATTGCTACAATTGAAGTAGATAACCGAAACTCTTTTGAACTTTCCAATGGATCTTCTATTAAAGCCGCATCTACTTCCGGTGACGCCGGCCGTTCGGAAGCATTGTCTCTGCTTGTGCTTGATGAGGCAGCACACATCGAAGGTCTCGAAGAACTATGGACAGGGTTGTATCCTACACTATCTACGGGTGGGCGGTGTATTGCGTTGTCAACACCTA